GAAGGATTCAGTAAGTGTTGTACCAACTCCCCAATCATAGGATGCAATTTTAAGAGGACGAGAGAAAAACTCGTCAAGCGTTGCATCTTGGATCAAAGGGCCATCTCGGACATGATCGATGTCTCCCCCAGTTCGTTGAATAAAACCAGGGTGAGTGTCTTCAAATTTGACATTCTGTGACATCGTTGAATCAGATCCTAATCCAGCCGTTTGCTCACTCGCTTGGGGTGTAACATCACTTTGTTGACAACATTGTGACGTACACAAAGCACGTTCCCGATGGTCTTTATACAGAGCATATATCACATATAATGATAAAGCTCCTAACCACCCTAAGATACCGTACTCTTGTTCCGCATCATCCGATGCTTGTGCTTCTAAGGAGCACCACCTTACAAAAGGTTCTATTGTTCGCGGAACCTTATTACGCATATTGTTTACAGGATAATAAAGGGTGTACATAAAATATGTAGTAATAATGTGTACAAAATTGATCGAGGAAAGCCTTCTACATCTGGTATCCAATCCTCTTATGCGCTGTATTTAGACAACCAATGTTCGACGCGCTCATCGAACGTGGTTTTGACTGCTGGAACAACAATGCTCATTTGCTTGCATACTTGTTCCATTTGCTTCTGACGAGACTCATAAACTTCTCGACCGTGAGCAAACCATTCATGCATTGCAGTCTCAATACATGAAATAGACACGTCAAGTGGAGTGACGGTCTTTGAACGCACGTTCGCGTGCAAGGATTTAAAGATTGAATCTTCACCTAACTTACCAATCTTGGTGTTGATCTCTGGAATAAATTGAGAATGCCTCTTAAGAAAATCAGCATCTTTCTCATCCATAAATTCAACAACATCATCAGATTTGTTAGGAAGAGTGAGCTTCATACCATGCCTAGCTAAAAAAGCCTTATAGGTGACAAAGTTGAAGTTTCGGAAATCCGGATGTACACTACCTTTGAAATCATCACCATATGTCATGGCAGTAACATGATCTCGAAAGTTTGAAGCATCAGGATATGCATCAAAAAATCCTAGTCGCACGTAAAACGAACCAGCTGTACTGTTTACATTAACAGTAACGTTATTGCCCGATGTATTCATGTTGTAAGACATGATCAAAGTGCCGTTGTAGTCTATCACTGGATGCACAATGTCAGTAACCATGTTTTCCATAATCCGCAAGGATTCAGAATCATAGCCACCTTCACGTGCAAGATCAATAAATGACAGAAATACAGCTCGTGTCACTTGAGAATTCATACGCACATCGTACTTAGAATAATCCCAAGCAATAACTTTGTCATCAGACGCAAACTTGTTAGCATGGTCCATGAGCTCCTCCCATTGATTTGAAAACGCATTTACTCCTACTGCACTCTCAGATGTCAAAGCATTCAAACTTAGAAATCGAGCAATAGGCAAAAAGTATTTACGAATATACAAACCAAAGGCAACAGCTCCTGCTTGGAAGACGCGAACTTTACTCGTGTTTAAAGGAGTAGGTTCATCTTTAAGCGTAGCAGAAGTCACTGGGTAACCTC